GGATTGTTTTTTGGTAGACTCTTTCCCTCGACGCTCGCCAAGAGACTCATCTAATTTATCATTATAACCTTGCGCCATCGTCTACTCCTTAAATAATCTTTGGTTCCAAAGTTCGAATAGTGTTTTAGTCTTTTCGCTTGTTCCTTCTTTTAAGCTATCAAGTTCTGCCCGAAGCTTAACAACCTGAGAGTAAGTATCTCTTTTCATTATGTCGTGGACATCTTTTTGCAATTCGGATACGGCGCTCTTGAGTTTAACGAACATCACAACAACAGCCAAGATACCCAATATTTGAGGCCAATACGTTACAATTTCATCTGACATCCTTACTCCCTGTGGCCTGCATCCTCCCATAAGTCTTTGAGCATAATGTAATTTTTTTCAACTAATTCTAGGCGAAACTCAACTAACTCATAGCTTTTATCTAAAGCATAAACTGTGGATACAATCCACCCACTAAATCCTACAAAAATGGCAATCATGAGGGCTTGAAAGATTTTCATGCCAGCACCATTTTTTACGCCTCGGCCACCTTACCATTTGACTTATTAAATGGATATGATTTTGTGGTCTTGCAGGCACAAGTACATTCTTCGCCACATTCGAAGCAAGGACAGTCTACACAACTACAATCAATACAAGCGCATTTAGTCATAAAACACAGTAGCAAAACCACCTGAAGTGGGAGTAACTAGGTGTAATCCTCCACTACTGGGCGCTTCGATTCCCATATCATGAATGAAGTGATCAACCGTATCGCCAGCTTTTACCATAACTTGAACCAGGGTAGTACCAGAGGCGGAATCATCTTTGAATGTATAAAGACCATCTGCCGCTCCGTTATTGTACAAAACAAAGCTTTTCAGCCGAGCGCGTCTTGCTACAATGGTAACATTAGCAGAAGCAGCGGTTGACACATAAGTAGAAAAAACTCGTGTAGTCACTCTTCTATCTCCTTAATAAAGAATACTCAGGAAAGTATATCAATAAAAGAGAGGACATGGAAATACCATGCCCCCTCAATTTATTGGTATTTTGTTAATCCTAGCTTGAACCAGCAGAGCCGTAAATGCCCCGCCAATCTGACCAGCCAAAACTATACCGTTCACGAGCTTTGAACCGTAGGTTACCTGTATCGAAATCAGGTTCCATCTTGGTTCCCAGAGGAGAACGGACAAACATCTTGGTGCCATTAGGAACATCGGTCAAGATGAAGTAAGCATTAGTATCGGTAAAACGCCGATTTACATAATACCCCTTCGGTACTAGACCCATGTTATTCAAAGCATTGATGTCATTGTTATCTCCGCCAGTTTGACCTGGAGAATTTAGAATCCTCTCGGCTGTGAACTGGTTGGTTGGATCGATGTGCAAGGATACTGCCCCAGCACCAATCAGAATTCCGCGATCATCCTTGGCCTTTTGGATTTGAATGAGAGCAGTCTCAAGATTAGTTTCCGACAAGTCAGAAGCCGCCAGGAGATTATCCTGATCGCCATCTGAAATAGTTGGATGGGAATCCGAACACATCGCTGCGCCATCACCACCAGGATAAGAGGTGTTGAAAGCATTGTTGAAAGTATTAGCGCCCTTGGTCTGTTTCGTATTTGCCATAGCGCGAGCCAAGGCACGAGTACGAATCTTCGCAAAGGTGTCATACAAGTTATCTTCAAATGCTTCTTCTGTGATAGCATAAGCCAGAGCAACCGTCTCGTGTGTATAACGAGCAGTGTAGTTCTCCTTAGCTGTGTCATACTGAACTGCAGCACCTTCACTCTTGGTGGGAGCAGTAGCAAAACCAGCCATGAGAACTTCTTCCTCAAAAGCACGATCCGAATTTTCGGTTTCAAACAAGATATCAGTTTCATTATCTACTGAACCATACTCAAGACCGAAGATTGCATTTAGGCCAGGAAGTAGTTGTTTCGCAATATCTGCGCGATTAATAGCCATGATTCACTCCCCCTATGCCACACATACGATAGCACGATTATCGATATGCTGGACAATGCGTACTTCCAACTCAGGAAACGCCCGGTCAGCATCAGACTCATTGTCTGGCGCATTCCAGTACCGAATAGGACGAATTTCTGCAGTTGCAGAGGTAGCCGAAGCCGCCTTCAGACCGAAACCGCTTTGACCCGTCTCATCGGAACCAGTGCCGAGAGTTACATTGTAGTTGAAAGAATTCATTGCCATAGCAGTAACCGAAGCATCTGCTTGTATGATGAATGTTGAACGAGAGTCATCGTCTACGAATGCATACACATTACTATCATCGCTGCTAACGCCACTGGGATAATATTTAGACCAGATCGGTTGCTTTGATGTAGGATCGACGTAGCGACAACCCATAAAAACACCTACCGCAAAATCAGTAATAGCTGCTATTGGGCAGATGGTTCCAGCAGTTACCTTAACGAGGTCGCCTTGATAGATGGAGCCAGAACGAGCATTAGCGATGGGATATTCATTAAATCCCGTCGAATTAGCGCCAGCACCACGAACTCGTGAAGGATGAAAGCCGGATAGCTTCTTTGAGCTAGACATACTGTCACCTCCTTAGTTGTTAAAGAAGACTACGAATCGAATTGTGGTCTTCCTGTGGTTATTCGAGAGCGTGACTGATTAGAAATAGGCAAACGAGAATCACTGCTAGCCATTAACTGTTGGTTAACTGCGTCCTCTTGTTCTTTCGATTTGCGCTTATAGTAATCTGCACGCGCATTTACTTTTTCCGAAGAACATTGCATTAAAACTAAGTCACCTCTTACTATACAATCAGAAAAACGATCATCTGGCAGTGCTGTTACGGCGGCTGTCGCAAGTTCCTGGCACTCATCAGTTTTTACTGTGGTCCATCCGAATTCCTCTTTCTTGCGTAGGTTCATCCAATCAGTTTGTCCTTTGATCATATGACGAACCCACATAAGTGCTTTACCATCATCAAGGAATCTTTCCTTAACTTCAGTGGAAATTTTAAGAGGATTATAATCTTCCTCATAGGTCGGTCGTTCTTGCTCTTGCCGTGTTCTTCCTGTCATCGTTTCCTCCACGCTATCCAATTATTGTGTATTCATCGCCTTGGGCCATTTTGGCTTTTTCGGCGGCGTATCTATCAAGTGGGATTCCCAGCTTTTTGGCCGTTGCTGCCTCAGTTTGAGTTAGCTTAACCTTCTGGCCAGTAGCAGGTGTGCGTGATTGTCCTGCCACCACTTGAGCGGCCTTTGACGGAGCCGAACCGAATTTGTGAGGAAATTCTTTGCGTATACGCTTATTAACTTCCTCGTAATACTTATCTGGGGTCTGCACAGGGTCTATACCCTCATCACGGATTTCACCGTCAATGGCATACGCAGCCGCAGTCATAACTTTATTAGTGCCAAACCAGTTATTATCTTCGGCCCATTCTTCAGCCCTTGGGTCTGGTTTGACTTGCTGTTGTCTTTGTCCGGGCTGCTCTTTTGGTATTTGAGCCTGCTGTTCCATATATGCTTTACGCACCTTAAGTAGTTTCAAATCTGTAGAAGCATCATTCATTACTTCTTGTGCATTAATAATAGCAGACTTATCACCTGCATCGAAAGCATCTTCAAAATTTTTCTTTGCGAGAACTACTTTATCGCCTAAGAGTTGTTCGTCAGAATTTAGGTTGGCGCTCTCAGCAGCTTGGCCTTGTTGAACCAGGGTGCCGACTTGTCTACGCAAAGTTTCAACCTCGGAAGCCAAATTGCTTGTGGTCTCCCTTGCTTCGTTACGTTGTCTGACTAATTGCTTGATACGTTTTTGAGCACCAGAGGATTCTTTTGGAGCCTCTTCTTGCTCAACTTCAAAATTTTCTTCAGTAGCTTCTGCCACTACCTCTACTTCTTCAGTCATTTATATCTCCGTTGGTTGCGATTCCATACGATTACGCTAAAATCAACTTACATTAAATATTGATAGTATCCAAAGGGTTATTAAAACACAAAAGTTTTATTAGGGTTCTATGGGCCACACATCCGGCCACAAACTCATATC